CCAGATGGTTCATCAGCAGATAAAGCAGCTAGCAGTGCAGCTGCTATATTACAAGTTAACCCTAATGCTACAGATGGAGTATACTGGATATTACTTCCTAGTGTAGGAGCAAAACAAGTATATTGTATGATGGATCCAAACCACTTAGGTGGTGGTGGGTGGATGTTAGCATGGAAATGCACCAGAGGAAGCACCTTCCATTATGACACTAGTTACTGGACATCTACAAACACATATAACGAAACCTCTCAATTAAATAGAAACGATGGTGATCACAAGAACCATGTGTTTAATTATTATGTTGCAGGAACACTCGGTGCAGTATTTCCAGACATAAACAACGGTGGTCAATCATCAGTTGGTTATAATGGTTGGACTTGGAAACAAGGTGGTATTGGACAAACATGCTTACAAAGATTCCAAAGCACATCTAGACTATCAAGTAATCCACGTGGAGAAAGTATGTGGCAGGGATCTGGATTTTCTGCTCAAGGTGGATTCCAATGGTATGGATTTAACTATACTGGATCAAGTAATAATGCTATGCGTTGGGGATTTGGTTGGAACAACGAGGGTAATGAAAGTTCAAACGATGTCTGCACAGGTATAGGTCATCGTAGAACAGATGCTTCTGCAGGAGACTTTATATACTGCTGTCAGAGTACAACTGGTATTAATAGAACTTGTCGTGCGGAGATTTGGGTACAATGAAACTATCAGCTGAAGAATATCTACTCGTCTTACAGATGCGTAATGACAGTTCACTAACTCTGACAACAGCAGAGGAGGACTATATTAAAGGTCTTAGATTATCAGGACACACCTGTGAGACCATATTAAAACCAAAAAGAGAGAAGTGGCATACTTATCTTAACTATATTTTGAAAGTAAAGAAAGATGCAGAGTCAGGTAGTGGTGACGCACAGTTGATAAGTGATGCAACTGCATGCTATAATATTGCTAAGAATTTAAAATTAGGTGTGATTGACATTAACACTTACATAAGTCAAATAGATGCATTGAATCTTTCTGAGACTGGCACTAGTAATCTTTACTACATGACGTCTCAAATTGCTACAGAGTATCAAAAGTATAGTGCTAGTGAAGATACAACCTTAACTTTAAATGGAGAAAAGTTACCTGACCTAGAATAAATGTTTAAGAATGTAGAACTCCGAGATGATTTTATCGGAGTGTTTGATACATCTATACACTGTAATCAATTTATAGATCACCTTAAAGCAACAGAAGAAAATAATACAATCATACGTAGAAGAAGTATAGATCATGTCAAAGTCAATGATGACATGGTTACTATTGACTCATCAATGATTAATTTCAATAGACCTATACCATTGCTACAAGATTACAATAATCTAACTAAGCAATGTATGGATTTGTATATTGAGAAGTTTAATGTGGTGTCTGGATATGACTTGCAACAAGCATATATGAATATTCAAAGGACACAACCTAGTCAAGGATATCATGCATGGCACTGTGAAGATGATCATTATGGTGCACATAGAAAATTGTTTGCTACCATGTTATATCTGAACGATGTAGAAGAAGGAGGAGAAACAGAATTTTTATATCAGAAGGTTCGGTTTAAACCACAAAAAGGTAGGTTCTTAATGTGGCCAGCACAATGGACACATATACATAGAGGGAACCCACCACTATCGGGTGAAAAATACATAGCAACTAGTTGGATTGAAAATCAAGAGATTTAGTGCTATAATAAATAATACACTTATCATTCTAAAACATGGACGTTGAAAAGATGGTCACAGAATTTACTGGCCAGTTAAAAGATCAAAAAGCAACAATAGTAGAACTTGAAAAACAATTAGAAACTCGTAAAGAACAGGTGTTAAGATTGGAAGGTGCTATTGAAGCACTCAATATGACACTTAAAACCCCAGAAGAAGTAGATGGCACTCAAGAAGTCAAGTGAGTTAAGGCAACAAGAACACGTAAATTCTAGGCAGTTCCATATTAAGTTTGATGGAACTGCAGAGACTTGCCCATACAAAGTAGGAGATCTTTACGATGGTAGACCCATTGTATCTCTAGGTTTTAATTCAACTTTATATGGACACACATATCATTTAATTGTAGAAAGAGATAGAACTCATCTAAGAACTAAGTTTGTGTTTGATGATAAACATGACATAAAATTTTGCAAACCTGTGGAGAGAATGGGTAAGCAACAAATGTCAGAAGGTGAAGTTCAAAAGCTATTAGCAAAGGCAGGAGACGGTAATACATAAATATATCTGAAGGACTTATTGTACCACAGGATGAAGAAGGTAATAGTAAGGATCAACGATAACTATAGCATAGATCAAGCATGTGCAGCGATCTTAAAATTATATGGTTACTTATCCTTTGTCGAACAATTCAGATCATTTCAAATAATTACTTTTGATTGCCCTACAAGGTATGAGAGTAATTTACTTTCACAGTTGAAAGCATTAAATGTAGTTAAGAATGCCACATGGGATAAAGAGGCATATGTTCTTGATCCAATGCCTACTGGAACCTCATTGGAGGTGAACACTTCTGGTTCTGCATCTGTAAATACTGACGCAGAAGGAGAAGCAACAAGCAATACTAGAAATTTACAAACATCTGGTTCTGGTACATTATACGTAAAGGTACAAAATATTAGTGGTAGTGATTACTTTGTGTTTTCACAAACAGTAAGTGGTACATATACTAGAAATTATAATACAACAGGTTTCATGCAAGGTGGAACTTATACATTTGACCAAAGTGATTCATCAAATGCAGGACACCAACTCAAGTTTTCTGAGACACCTGATGGAACACATACTGTAGGTGGTACAGGAAATCTGTCAACAGGAGTAAGTTATACAGGAACAGCTGGTACAGACGGAACAACTGTATTGACAGTTAGTGCAGCAACACCATCTATCATCTATTATTATTGCTCCATGCATGCAGGGATGGGAAGAGTAGGAGCATCTCCAGACAGATATGGAACTATCAATATCCATGATTACTGGCATTTAGATAGAATTACAAAACAAGACAGACAATATTTAAACAGACAATTTAGTCAAACCTCAAATGGATCAGGTGATGGTGTAGATATTTACATCATTGACTCTGGTGTTCGTGGTGCATCGAGACCAACAGGTAACAACGCAGCATTACATCCAGAGTTATACGACCCTGATTTTGTTAGTGATCTCAACGGAACTGCTGAACAGCAGAACTATAGAGTGCATCAAATGTCACACTATAGTGGTGCTTACGGATCTAACAATGAAGATGATAACGGACATGGTACATATTGTGCAATCCTTTCAGCTGGAAGAACAGCTGGGATAAGTAGGAACGCCAAAATCTATGCACTAAAAGCATTTTCATCTGCAGTTACTGCAAGTTACAGTGGTATACTATCAGCATATCAAGCAGTTATAGATCATAACGATAGCACAAATGGTAATTACAAAGGTAATAATCGTCCAGCTGTTATCAATGCATCATTCGGACCTGGCATTCCTACACAAAACGCACCTAACATAGAACTTAATGATAGTGGCGATGATACAGGAACCGATGAAGAGGTGCTAGATGATATTGAAGGAACTATAGCAAGTCAGAAAAATCTTATTATTGTTAGATCTGCGGGTAATGGATTTAAAAATAGCAGTGATGTAACTGCAGGACCTTTACAAACTAAGTGTGTGGCGGGTGCAAGAACAGCAGGATATTCAGATAATACTAATGGTGGTATCAATAATGTAGATGCAAACCAGAACAAAATTACAGTCGGTGCTACAAATTATAATGATAGATGGGCGTTCTTCTCTAACTATGGATCTGGGTGCACTACAGTAGCACCTGGTCAAAAATTATTAGTTCCTGCATATGATTGGACTGCTAATACACCATATACCAGTACTACAAACTACAACACGATAGACGGAACATCATTCTCATCACCTATTGTTGCAGGAATTATTGCAGCATGGTGTGGTAAGAATGGATATACATTAACCACTAATAACCTATGTGGATTGGCAAAATCATTCGTAAGAACTACGGGATCAGCTGGTGATATTAGAACGGGTACACACACCAACTATCCTATCAACAGCATAATAGATAAGAAACTTATAGACAATCCATATGTCACTTTAGCAGGAAGTTCATTTGTAGAGGTAAAATTTAATCCAGCTGACTCATCTCATTTCTTAGGAAACGTAGGTAAAAAAGTACAACTTAGAACGACAGGTTCTACAGCAGGAGCAGGATCATCTACACCAACAACTTACAACCTAACAACTACTGCACCTTCATCTAGTTACTACACTCTTAATGGAACAGATAGAAATGGTTCTGTTACTGGTAACAATGCAGGAGTTACAGTTTATGTTGGAGACACAATTAATTTTAATCTAAGTAATGTATCAAGTATTCACCCATTCTATATCAGAGTAGCAAGTCAAGGTAGTAACGTAACAACTCCAACTGCTAGTGGACAAGGTTCTACTGGTAATGCAACAGTATCTTGGACACCCGCACAAGCAGGAACTTTTTATTATCAGTGTAGTATCCATCCTAACATGATAGGAACCATCACAGTTCAGTCTGCACCTGGCGGTAGTGGTGGTATTATAGTTGGTGGTATAAACTTATCAACATTGTCACAATCTGGTTGGTTGAATATAGCAGCAGAGAGTGCAGTTAATAATAGTATTACTATACAAGCACCCAACAATGCTACTGCAGGAACGACTGGTGGTGGGTCAAATAATTATCTTGCACTGATTGATTCGGAAGGAAAGACGCATGAGAGTTATGATGGTGTAGTATCTACATCAACAACTTTAACATCATCGACAGATACACAAGAATCACTTGGGCAAAGCACTCCTGTAACATATTATCCAGTAGATAGTGGTGTTGATTTTAACTACAATGGTAGTGGTGCAAGTCTCACTACATTAAGAGGTATATTTTATCCTTACATAGACACAAATATATCTTGGGCAACTAATCCACCTGGAACATTATCTGGAAGTCCTTTTGCTAATGGTGCCAGTGTTAATATTGATCTTGGTTTGACTGGAACCACGTTTGCTAATGAACCAACCTTTGAGGCATATACCTTAAGTGGAGACTCTATTGGTGCTACAGGTTTAACTTTCGATACATCCACAGGTCAGTTATCTGGAACCGTAACCTCAAATTATCAAGATACAACATATAGTTTTTTGGTTACTGAAAATGTAACAGGTTATGCTAGAGGGTATTCATTCACTACAACTGGAACTGGTGTTCTAGTTTCTGTTACACAACAACCATCAAACGGTAGTATAGAAGCAGGATCTGGTGGAACAGTCACCTTTGGACCTGTAGCGGGTATCAGTGATGATGGATCTACTATTACATTCCAGTGGGAGTTCTCAGTTAATGGTGGTATAGGTTGGGCAACGGTTACTAATGGTGGTGGATATAGTGGAGCGACTTCAAATACATTGACTGTAGATGATGACTTTGCTAAGAATAACTATCAGTATCGTTGTAAGATGGAGACTAACACTACAGTTGCACCAGCTTACACAAACGCAGTTACACTAACAGTGTTCAGACTTATTACAGTAGATACACAACCAGTAAATTCTACACCTATTGCTCCTGCAGCAGGATCATTCACTGCTGTTGGTTCTACCAAAGATAGTGCCACAGTCGCATACCAATGGCAAAAATCTGAGAACGGTGATGGTACAAACTATGCTGATATAAGTGGTGCTAACACTACAACATATGCAACTGGTTCTACAACCTACGATGACAGTTACGGTGATTACTACCGATGCAAACTTACTGCAACTGGTGCAAGTGATGTGTTCAGTAATGCTGCTAGATTATTTGTTCAGAGAACTATTAATATAACATCACAACCAACCAATACAACTGGTGCAGTAGGTGGAACATCATCCTTTGGTGTTGCTGCTACTACATCTGATAACGATG